TGAAGGAGTGCCGTTTTAATATGGGATATTTCAAAGACATTGCGATTGATATCGTTACGATGTATCGCGAAGATGGTATGAAGGAAGCAGAGATTGCGAAGTCTCTTGGTCTTTCGCTGACGCAGGTTCATGATGTTCTTGCTGCTTATGAGAGTGGCGATATGGATTACAGCGAGACTGATGGTGATGTTGTTTCTTATGATGATCTGGTGTTTGATCCAGGTGATGTTGATTACAATGCGGAGCACTACTAATGACTGACATGGCAAGAATTGTTGAATTGAGCCGTCAACTCGAAGAGTTGGGTTGCGCTGTTGTAATCTTTACAGAGGAAGAACTGCGTGGCGTTCGTGCTGATTATGTTCAAGATCGTTTGATCGAACTTGGTTGGGATGTCATTGACACTCTTGCTCATGATATCGAGACAGAACGATTGGCTCCACCGACTGATGAGGATTGGAACTGGGCAATCAAATGAATGATCCACATTTGACATTCATCGTAGGCTTTCTTTTTGGTCTGATTGCAGGTATACTAGTCTGTATTCCTGCAAAACGAAAGGGGAGATACTATTATGATAAGTGAATATCGTCGTTCTATTCTTGCACCAAGGACAAGAGTTCCGTTTGATGCGAGCAATCGCAAACATATGCTTGATTTTGCAAGGTTTGTGAAATATAATAGTTGGAGAGAAGGTTGCTCTTATTTCTTGGAAGATCCATACTCGGATATTCCTACGATGATTCGAGCCAAGATTGCTGATCATACTTTGTCTAAACTTGTGGAGAAAGTCTAATGAGTGAAGGTGATTTTGAAGTGATGCCGAGAGGCACAATGGAAGAGTTGCGTGTGTTGCGCAAGTTTGTAAATGAAATGATTGCACTAACTGCAATTCATGACATGCCTGTGCCTTATGAAATGCGCGCAAAGATTAACGAAGTTAGTCGCTTCTATAACGAACATGTAGAAACTTATCCGCTATGATGATCTATTGCGCTGCGCGTTTCAAACCCAAAAAGAAACGCAAAGCAAAAGGTGAAGTTGCTCGAAAGTATCGGCGCTCGGAAGCAGTTTCTGGTGTGTTGAGTATTCCGAGTCTTTCATATGGACATCGTGTTGGTGCTGGCGATGCGCGAAAACTTGAGTCGCTGAACTCTGATCGTATCTTTACAGAAAAAAGAGAGAGCCTGAAATACACAGGCACTTTGGTGAAGGGTATTGCTACGATGCACAAGTCGAACGCAGTGCCAGTTATCAATGAAGAGCAGATGCAAGATATCTCGAGAATGCGACGCGGATGATCGGTCGTATTCTCTGTTTCTTTGGTCTGCATAAATGGGAAGGATTGTGGCGAGAAAGTCGTTGCAGTTACTATCCCTTTGACATCCTTGTAAACAAAACTTGCAAACGATGCGGGAAAGTGGTTGTCCCGAAACAACCAAGTCGTCCATCTGATGAGGAATAATTTATGAGTATTCGTTCAAAGGCTATTGTTGAAACGCTGAAGTCACTTGCATTTGTGACTGTTGTTGGTGTTGGTTGGTATATTCTTCTTGAGATTCTTGGTCTCCGATTGGGATTGATTCTCATGCTTGTGAGCATGATGGGTTGGTTTGCTTGGTTGATATATGATTATTATGTCAACAAGTTTACTGTCGAAGAAAAGTTCAAACTTTGATCAGTCCCTGTAAAGGGATTTGCAAACTAGACACCCAACGTGAATATTGCGTTGGGTGTTTTCGCACAAAAGAAGAGATAACTGTTTGGACAAAGTTGCCTTTGTCAGAGCAGGAGCGTATAATAGAAGAATGCAGGCAACGTGAATATATACAACGTGATTATCAAAATAATATTTTATAGGTGACTTATGTCAAGAATGATATTTGAATTTGAAGGTGAGATTTCTAGAGGTTCTTTTTATGATCGAAACTCTACAAAGTCTGTTACTATGCAGTTGAATGATGATGATCTGAGCGTTCATGAAATTCTAAATGAGTTTCAAAACTTTCTTTCTGCTGCTGGCTATAAATTTGAAGAAGGTGCAGAGTTGATCATTTCCAGTAAGAATGATGATTGGAATGATTCTTGGAGCACTGGCTCATGGAACGAAGAAGATGAAGTTAGAAGTAACCTTGATCTTGTTGATGCGCAGAAAAATTCAAAGTATAATTTCAGCGATGAAGAAGTCAACGCTGAAGTGATTCGAATTCGCGACAGCACTCCAGGATTGAGCGAGGAAGCATATGAACTTGCCGCATATCACAATCTTGCCAAGAAAGCAGACGAAGGAGTGTAATCATGCCAGCCAAAACAGGAACAAAAGGTTTCGGAAAGGGTCGTGCTAAACTCGGTTCAAAGAAACGACAGGCTCGAAGAAAAAAGAAAAAGTAATTATGAAGATCTCTATCGGTAAATATCCGAAGAAAGGTGAACAGAAAAAGTCTATTCGCATTGATTCATGGGATACATGGAACATGGCGCATACTCTTGCTGACATCATTCATCCGATGCTCAGGCAGTTGCACAAAACCAATCATGGTGCACCATATACCGATGACGAAGATGTGCCTGAGCATCTTCGTTCTACCAACGCAAAACCAAAGAAGAACGAATGGGATACTGACTCCAATCACTTCAAGCGTTGGGACTGGATCATGAAAGAGATGATTTGGGCATTTGGCGAACTTGCCAAAGACCGTGACCCAAATTTCTGTATCAAGAAAGGCAAACACAAGTGGGTCAAGAAGGAAGGTCAAGATTGGAGCGAGATGATAACTCTTGTTGAGCCAGTTTATGATACCGAAAAAGCCAAAGCATACTATGCTCGCAAGAAAAATGCCTTTCGTTTGTTTGGCAAATACTATGAGAATCTTTGGGATTAATTATGCAACCAGAAGTAAAAGTCCACGTTACTAGAAACGGAACTCAATATGCTTTGTTCGCTCAGACAGAAATTATTTCTGATGAGATTCGACGAAACCAATATTGGAACACCTACAACTTAGAAATTGCAGATATAGTTTTAAGCGAAAATAAGGGCAACAGAGTTATTGATGTTGGTTCTGGTCTCGGTGGATTCACTGTGCCGCTCGCAATCAAATACATGAAGAGTCATATCTTCGAGGCATTTGAGCCAGTTCCTGCCATCAATCAGCAATTGAATGCAAATGCGCTGCTGAATAGACTATACAATGTTCGTTGCTATAGATTTGGTGTTGCAGATCGAAATGAGGTCATTGATCATGCCATTTTCGATCTTGCTGCTGTGAATCATGGTGCATTTTCTTTTTTGATCGATAGTTATACAAATAGAAATATTCCAGTTCCAAATGAGATCGATGTTTACGAATTACGAACTCTAGATGATTTTAGATTTGGTAATGTTGCTCTAGTCAAGATCACAGTTTCTGGAATGGAACTGGAAGTGCTTAAAGGTTCAGGAAAGATTATAGAGAATAATCAGACTCCTCCTCTCATGATTGAATGTTGGAATGATGACTGGTATAAAGAAAGAAAAGATGCTATGATTGAAGTTCTTCAGCAATACGGATACAAACAGGTATTGGTTCGAAGAGGATTCATTTATGCTTTCAACGACATCAATTTGTCTAAGAAAGTTGAGCAGAGATTGAGCGAACAAGTTCCTGGCAGCAAGGTGATGTTCAAGTGAAAGTCTCTGTCATCACACCAACCACAGGCAACCCATATCTTGCAGAATGCATTGCATCTGTAAGAGCGCAAACATACCAAAATATCGAGCACATTGTAGTTGTTGATGGTAAAGAACGTTGGAATAAGGCAGACGAAATCTTATTGGCTTCTGAATTCCCAAATGGAATGAATGAACATGTCTGCATTTTACCCTACCCTACAGGCACTAATCGTTACAACGGTCACCGTGTGTATGGTGCTGCTACTTATTTCGCAGATGGCGATTATCATATTTGGTTAGATGATGACAATGTTCTAGAACCAACTCATATAGAAAGTCTCATAAAAATTGTTCAAGAAAAGAAACTCGATTGGGCTTTTTCGTTTAGAAAGATTATAGATAAAGATAGCAATGTAATCTGTTTAGATGATTGTGAGAGTCTTGGTTTATGGCATTCTATTCTCAGTCCACAAGATTTCTTTGTTGACGTCAATTGTTATTTTGTCAAGAAAGAAGTGGCAGTTGGCATGAGTCCAGTTTGGTATCGCAAATTTCGCGAGCCAGGTCAGATGGAAATCGATCGAGCCATTGCATCAATACTAATGGGAAAACAAAACAATCTAAAGTATGATTGCACTCGCGACTATACAGTGAAATATCGAGTTGGTAATACAGGACTCTCCGTACAGGGAGAGTTTTTCCTTCGTGGAAACCAAGCGATGTTGCAATTGCATAATAACAAATTACCATGGAAAAATCATGGCTAAAACAATAAGCGATAAAATCCATGGAATTGGAACTGACATCTTTCAAGATCTAGATGTTCTAGAGAAAGATACTCAGGGATGGTCGAGCACAGGAGAGAGTTTCAGCGAAGCAATCAAAAAACTCAAACCTAAAACAATCATTGAAGTGGGAACTTGGAAAGGTGCCTCTGCCATAAACATGGCAAAACTTACTTTGGCTGAGGGTGTTCGAGATGTTGAACTTGAAGTTATTTGCGTTGACACATTTCTCGGTTCATATGAACACTATTGCACTATGGGAACATTTGATCTTCTAGAAACTAGAAAAAATGGTCGTCCAAAAATCTATGATCAATTCTTATCAAACATTGTTCATGAGAAACTACAAGATGTGATCACGCCATTTCCAGTCGACTCTGGTAATGGTGCTCTTGCGTTGAAGCATTGGGGTGTGCAAGCCGATTTGATTTATATTGATGCTGCTCATGACTACGAATATGTAAAGATCGATTTGTTTCGATATTCAGAAGTTTTGAGAGAGGGTGGATATATGATCATTGACGATTGGCACCACAACCCAATCAAGGTTGCTGCAAAAGAAGTATTTGGTGATAAGGTTGTAGACTTTCATGGGAAGGCTGCATGGATCAAGTAAAAAAATATGTTGAGAGAGTTGAGTCTGCTCTCAAATGCGCTAATGATAATCAGACAAAGTTGACAGAAAAGCAAATCAGTGAAGTCAAAGGATTATCTGGAAAAAAGATTCGAATTCTTCTAAATGAACTTGTGAAAGATGATACCAACTATCTAGAGGTTGGCACATTTACAGGCTCTACATTTATCAATGCAATGTATGGCAACAAGCCAAAATCTGCATTCGTAGTTGATTCATTCTCGGCAAAAGATAGTTGGGAAATGGATATGAAAGTGGACGTTGAGTATTCTGGAATCAATGTCAAGAATGGACTATTTCTATATTTTCTAGACAACTGCGAAGATAATGGCATCACAAACTTTACCTGCATACAAGGCGACTGTTTCGATCTTCTTCCGCCAGACAAGTTCGACATTCGTGATATCAACACGTATCTGTTCGATGCAGGACATACAAAAGAAGATCACACTCAAGCAATCACATACTATGTGAATTCTTTATCAGATGTATTCATTTATATTGTCGATGATTGGAATACAGAAGCGGTCCGCGAAGGAACTCGATTGGGATTTGAATCGGCATATGTCAAAGTTCATAAAGAATGGGAAATATTCGGCAACACTCAAAAAGTAAATGATGAAATTCACTATGATCCAGATTGGTGGAATGGCTATTATATTGCTGTCTGCGAAAAGCCATATGGATTTGTATATCCTGAAGAAGAAATTGATATCAAGCCTTTGTGGATAACAATTTCAGGAACTATTGGAGAAACATAATGAACCCATGTATCGCATCTATATTCATGAACAATATTGATCAAAAACTTGTTGCTCTACAGAAACAAGTTGTTGAGAAATATAATGTATCAAAGATTCCACACTATCATGTATACACAGAGGCACCTCCTGGCTATACAATGGATAAACTTGTTGATATGCTCGAACAAAAAGGGCATGATGCAATTATGTTCTTGGACATTGATTGTTTGCCTCTGGAAAATAATGCACTCAATTACTTTTTCGAAAGAGCATATATGGGGAAGGTGATTGGCTCTGCACAGCGAAGCAATCATATACAGAATGATCAACATGTTTTCTGCGCACCACATAACGTAACATTCACTGTTGAAATGTATCGTAAACTTGGCAATCCTTCGTTTATGCCAAACTATCGTGGTGATGTTGCAGAAGAATTGACTTTTAGAGCCAGAGAGAGTAATATACCTATTGAGATCTTGATGCCGCTGCGTTATGATGCACCGCCAATTCGTATGGATTGGGAACCAAAGGATGCACCACCATACTGGGATCTTGCTGATGGTATGCCGAAGTATGGCATCGGCACAACATTTGGTCTTACAAATAGAGATGGTACAACAATGGATTTGTTCTGGCATATGTACCAAAGTTTTCATCCAGGACAAAACGAAAGATTTACAAAGAAGTGTGAGGAATTACTCAATGGCTAATCGTAGTGACTTTTTTAGTGCAAAACTTCCACGCAGCATCAAGCGCATGCTTACAATGGGTCAAGTTTATAACTTTACTGGTGATCAACATGCACGTGGTGATCTTCGTCGATCAATGATAAATGCTCACGCCAATCATGTTGGCTTCAAGATGAAGCGACATAATACTGAAAATCGTGATGCAGGTGATAGTGAATAATGCACTCTCTCAGAGAACTAAATGACTTTATGGTCTCTAAAGAAATAGAGATCAAAGAGTTTGGTGGTTGGTATATCAAAGTTGGCAAAGATACTTGGACAATGGCACATGATGTTTTTTATCGAAACGGATTGCCGCAAAGTCTGAGAGAAAAAGATTTATTTGATAATTACAAAAGGAAGAAACAAAATGTCGAACATCAAAGCACTGAAACTCGTAAGTGGCGAGGAATTAGTAGTAGAAATTACAAATGAAGAAGGGGATCTAATCACCTTCAAGAATCCTGTTGCTTGCGTAATGCAACGTCGACAGGATGGTCCTGCTCTTGGATTTATGCCTTGGATGCAAGCCGCTGATGGTCCTTTCACAATCAGTCGTGACAAGATTATTACTGCTGGTGATGTTGCCGAGGAAGTGAAAAACGGGTATAATCAGATCTTCGGTGCAGGAATTGTCGTTCCTCCCAAGGATTTGATTTTGGGGTAATATGTCCGATTTTTATACTAACATCTGCGTCTCTGGAAAGTTTATTCTCTTCAGAGGCGTAGAGAATGATAGAAGGGTCAGACGGAAGGTTGAATTCCGTCCGACCTTTTTTCTTTCCAGCCAAGAAAAGTCTGAGTATACAACTCTTGCTGGTGAGTATGTGAAACCAATTCAGCCAGGAACAATTCCTGAGTGTCGTGAATTCTTAGAGAGGTACGAAAGTGTCGACAATTTTCCTGTTTTTGGGAATAATCGCTATGAGTATGCTTATATTGCTGATGAGTATCCTGACGATATTCTTTGGGATGTCAGTAAAATACTTATTGCCTATCTTGATATCGAAGTTGGATCCGAAAACGGATTTCCAGAACCAAGAGATGCAAACGAATCAATCACAGCAATCTCTATCAAAGTCAAGGGTAATTATTTTGTGTTTGGTTGCGGCGATTATAACAAGCATCGTGACGACGTGCACTATGCAAAGTGTCGCGATGAGTCCGACCTTATACGAAGATTCCTCGACTTATGGACAAGATGGCATCCAGATGTAGTCACTGGTTGGAACGTCGAGCAATTCGATATTCCATATCTTACGAATCGTATCACCAAACTCTTTGGTGAAGATGAAGCCAAGAAACTTTCTCCTTGGAATCGTATCAGCAAACGCGATACTGTGATGATGAATCGTCCTGTGCAGTTCTATGATATTTCTGGAATTGCAATTCTTGATTACATTCAACTCTATCGCAAGTTTACTTATTCACAGCAAGAGTCGTACAGACTAGACAATATTGCTCACGTTGAGTTGGGTGAAAAGAAATTAGATTACTCTGAATTCGAAACGCTGCACCAACTCTACAAGCACGACTATCAAAAATTCATTGAGTATAACATCAAGGATGTCGAGTTGGTCGAGAAACTCGAAGACAAGATGAAGTTGATTGAGTTGGCGTTGACTCTTGCTTATGACAACAAAGTAAACTACGATGATGTGTTCACGCAGGTTCGTATGTGGGACGCGATTGTCTACAATTACTTGTTGAAGAAAAAGATTGTCATCCCTCAAATGAAGAAGGGATCAAAGAGTTCGCAGTATGAAGGTGCTTATGTTAAGGATCCAATCCTTGGCATGCACGAATGGGTTGCGTCATTTGACTTGAACAGTCTGTATCCGCACTTGATCATGCAGTATAACATTTCGATGGAGACTTTGATTGAACCAACGAAGTATACTGATAACATGCGTGGCTTTATTCAGAACTGTAATGCTAACGTTGAAAATCTACTCAATCAAGAAGTTGACACTGCAATTCTAAAAGATCTTGGTGTAACTGTAACACCAAATGGTCAGCTGTTTCATGTGAACAAGGGTCAAGGTGTTCTGCCTGAGATTATGGATAGCATGTACAAAGACCGCACACGCTATAAGAAGTTGGCAATTGAAGCCAAGAAGAAAATCGAAACTGTTCTTGAAGATAAGAATCAAGTGCAGTATCTCGAGAAACAAGTCGCGCGATATAATAATCTTCAGTTGGCAAAGAAAGTTACTCTGAACTCTGCTTACGGTGCACTTGGCAATCAATACTTCCGCTTCTTTGATATTCGTATCGCCGAGGGCATTACTACAGCAGGTCAGTTGTCTATTCGTTGGATTGAAAAGAAGATCAACGAGTATATGAACAAACTTCTCAAGACTCAAGATGAAGATTATGTGATTGCTTCGGATACCGATTCGATCTATCTGAATATGGGTCCATTGGTCAAGAAGTTGTATCCGAATGTTGATGACACTAAAAAAGTTATCAAGTTTATGGATAAGGTTTGCGATGATAAGATTCAACCGTTCATTGATGCATCGTATGAAGAACTGAAAGAATATGTCAATGCGTATCAGCAGCGCATGGAAATGAAGCGTGAGTCTCTTGCAGACAAAGCAATCTGGACTGCGAAGAAACGATATATTCTCAACGTGTATAACAGCGAAGGTGTGGCGTATGCCAAACCTAAACTCAAGATCATGGGTCTTGAGGCTGTCAAATCTTCTACACCGTCTGCTTGTCGCACGAAGATTAAAGAAGCAATCAATATTATCATGACCCAAACTCAAGATGATTTGCATAAGTTCATTGATAAGTTTCGTGTAGAGTTCAGAAAATTGCCTGTTGAAGATATCTCATTCCCAAGATCGGTAAATGGTCTTGGTGAGTATGGTGATTCTGCAAGTATCTTCAAGAAGGGTACACCAATTCATGTCAAGGGTGCTCTCGTTTACAATCACTTCTTGCGTGAACTGAATCTCACAAAACGATACCAGCAAATTCAAGAGGGTGAGAAGATCAAGTTTGTTTATCTCAAGCAACCAAATATCTTCAACAACAACACTCTTGCATTTTTGTCTGGTTTACCAAAGCAACTGGGTGCTGAGCAATATATTGATTATGACTTACAATTTGATAAGTCATTTCTTGAGCCTCTTGATATCATTTTATCTGCTATTGATTGGCAAAGTGAAAAGGTTGATTCACTAGATTGCTTTTTTGAATAAAATGTTTTATAATAGATTAGTCCCCAAACGGAGAAATACACATGAGTTTGCTTGAAAAACTAAAGAAGAATACGACAATCAAAGACACTGCGATTCTTGCCAAGTCTAAGTTCTTTGCTGCAAAGGATATGATTCAGACCAGCATTCCTGTAGTGAATGTTGCGTTCTCTGGTGATCTTGATGGAGGCTTCACTCCTGGTCTCACGATGTGGGCTGGTCCGAGTAAGCACTTCAAGACTGCATTCAGTCTCTTGATGGCAAAGGCATATCAAGACAAGTATCCTGACTCAGTTGTTCTGTTCTACGACTCTGAGTTCGGCACTCCACAAAACTATTTCACTTCGTTTGGTATTGATACCGATCGCGTTGTTCATACTCCGATTACGGACGTTGAGCAGTTGAAGTTTGATATTATGCAGCAGTTGAGTAACATCGAGCGCGGCGAGCGCGTGATGATTGTTATCGACTCTATCGGGAACTTGGCTTCGAAGAAAGAAGTTGAGGATGCGATGGATGGCAAGTCAGTCGCTGACATGAGTCGTGCAAAGCAAATTAAATCCCTGTTCCGTATGGTGACACCACACCTTACACTTTATTATCAATGTAGAAAAATCTCGTTATGTTCGTGAGAAAGCCAAGATTCCAGTCACTGTTCGTTTCGATGGTGGCATTTCTAAGTACAGTGGTCTTCTTGACATGGCACTTGAGTCTGGTCATGTTACGAAGCCAAATGTAGGTTGGTATGCCAAAGTGAATACTGCAACTGGTGAAGTTGATAGTAAGAAGTGGCGTTTGGCTGATACTGAGTGCGCAGAGTTCTGGGATCCTATTCTTGCTGATGAAAAATTCAAAGAGTGGGTCTGTAGTAACTACCAGTTCAGTGCAGCAGTGGCTGGCAATTTGATTGATGAGGTTGTAGACGATGGTCATGAATAAAATTCAAGATCTTATTGCCAAATGTGAGTTTTGGTATGCTCGAAAGTTCATCACACTCGAAAAACATTATACGTTCTTTTTAGATTTAAATGGTCCACCTGGATCATTTGCGGTTAAATTATTAGGAAAGTATGATGGTGTAATTGTTGAGTACACTAATGTTACAGTTGGTGAAAATGGATTGTTGACTTTTGATTTTGATATTATATCGAATGTTAATAATTGTGATGTGAAGTCAAGAAGTTTTATTCGCTTTACTCAAAACGTAATGCGTAGTATGATTTATAATGCTATAAAAAATCTAGAGAAGGATTTTAATGAAAACGGAAAACTTGATCTTGTCGAATCTGATTCGGAACGAGACTTATATGAGGAAGTCTCTGCCATTTCTGAAGAAGGAGTATCTGACCGAAAGCCACGAAAGAAAACTATTCGAGCAAATAAAGGAGTTCATCCTAAAGTATAACAGTCTTCCACCGATTGCGGCTCTTGAAATTTCTCTCAAAGAGTCTACGAAACTCACTGAAGTTGAGTTAAATAAGTCTCTTGACCTACTCAAGGAAGTATCAAGTGACAAGTCAGAACAAAAACTCGAATGGCTTCTTGACACTACAGAAAAGTTTTGCCAAGAAAAGGCAATCTATAATGCTATCATGGATAGTATTCAGATCCTTGATGGCAAAGATGAAGCGAGGGGCAAAGGAAGCATTCCTGCTCTTTTGTCTGATGCTTTGGGGGTTAGTTTCGATCCTTCTATTGGTCACGACTTTTTGGATAATTACGCTGATCGGTATGATTTCTATCATCGTATCGAGAAACGAATCCCCTTCGATCTTGAATACTTCAACAAAATTACTAAAGGAGGACTGCCGCAAAAGACCCTTAATATTGCTCTCGCAGGTACTGGCGTCGGCAAGTCTCTTTTTATGTGCCATGTGGCTGCTAGTTGCTTGGTTCAGAACTACAACGTTCTATACATTACTCTAGAAATGGCTGAAGAGAAGATCGCCGAGAGAATCGATGCGAATCTTCTGAATGTCTCTCTTGACGATCTCATGAACATGCCGAAAGATATGTATGAGAAGCGCATGGGTAAACTCAAGGAGAAGGTAAAGGGTAAGTTGATCATCAAAGAGTATCCAACTGCATCGGCGAATCCTGCTCACTTCCGCGCATTGATCAATGATCTTGCGTTGAAGAAAAACTTTCGTCCAGATATTATTTTCATCGACTATCTAAATATCTGTGCGTCGGCGAGAATCAAAGCAGGTGCGAATGTTAACTCCTACACCTATATCAAAGCGATTGCGGAAGAACTTCGTGGTCTTGCAGTGGAGAATAATGTTCCGATTGTTTCGGCAACTCAGACGACTCGATCTGGCTTTAGCAACTCGGATCCTGGGCTAGAAGATACTTCAGAATCGTTTGGTTTGCCAGCCACTGCTGACTTTATGTTTGCACTGGTAAGCACTGAAGAACTGCAACAGTTAAATCAGATCCTTGTGAAGCAGTTGAAGAATCGTTATAATGATCCGAATCTTCATAAGAGATTCACAGTTGGTATTGATCGAGCCAAGATGAAGTTGTATGATCTTGAGCAGAAAGCCCAAGATGCTGTGATGCAAGAAGCAGAATCAAAGCCAGTCTTTGATCGTGGTCGTAGTACAGACAAGTTCAAGAATCTGAAGGTGTAATGAAACTACAGAAGATTGAGAAGAAGGTTTATGCTCTTGCCGAAAATTGGGTCGGCGAGAAACATGTACCAACTATGATTCGTCAATTGAACAAAGCATTCAAACCTTTCATTGTTTGCTTTTCCTCTGGAAGATTTGAAGACGATTACTATCCTGATCACAATGTAATTGTGAACGGACATTACTGTAATCGAATTTCTGATATTATCCCAGAACACATATACATTCAATTGAATTTCCCAAAGGATGTTCAGAAAGTATCCATAACTGAGAAGGGTGCTAAGAATTTGGCTGTAAAGGTTATTCGTGCAATTCACCATGAATACCGTCATAAACATCAGCAGAAACAGCGCCCATTTCTTTTGCAAAAAGAATACAAACCAAAACCTAAACAGAATAAAATGAAGGCTATGTATTATGGAAATCCTGATGAGTTAGATGCTCATGCATATGAAACTCAGGCTGAGAAGTTCGATATAAATAAATTGCGTTCGGCTCATAAGATTGGCTGGAGAGAGTGTGAAGCCATCTTTATGTATCGAAAAACGTTTCGGACTCAAGACCCAAAGGTCTGGCAAAAGTTTCTCAAAAAGGTTTATAAGAATGCTTCAGCCTAAAGATATTCTTTCAAGTTATCCAAAGAAAGATGTTCCAATATTATGTTTACCTTCTCACCCAAATGTTAAATTTTGGATAATTCCAATCAGGGATTATGCTGACCTATTAGAAAAACAAGTTAAGAAATCATTTGCAAACACTCCAGCAAAAATGAAATATCTGAATATGTTGGTGGGTTATGCTTCTGGTGAAAAAGGAATTAAGGCAGATTCTCTTCAATCAGCATTGAAAGATAGTAAATTCTCTCCTTCTGAGGTTGCAAAAGATTTTGGAGAACTTCTTGCCCCATTCTATGGATTAAGATATCTCGATAAATTCATGTCTAAAAATGGCGTGAAGGTTCAGAAAGGAACAATACGTCATGCTTATGGCGAACCTGGTAAAAAGTTGAATTCAATTTGTTTCCCAGATGCACAAAATTATCCTATATTTGACTTCTTTGTTCAAAACGGATATTATTTTGGGTTTAGCGTAAAGGCAATGACAGGTGGATCCAATACATTATCACCAACTTATATTGCACAAAGAGTTAATAAGTTAAAAGATTCTGCTCAAAAACAATTAAAAAAAGATTATCCAATTGAGTTTACAGTATTAAGTGTTCTAGCGGAACAAAAAACTTTTGCTGGTCCAGTAGTAGCATTTGGTAAAATTTTAGATATAAAAGGAAATCATTTCCCAGCAATATCTGAAATCAGAGAAATCTTTAAAAAAACAAATTTCGAAAAAGATTCTGAGATTATCGAGAAAAATAAAGAGAAACCTTTATCTGCTTTAAAGTTGAGCGATCGAACTGCATACAATAAATTTATGAACAAGTTTATCATCGATGCCACAAAACAAGATGATAAAGAAAAATATAAGTCGGGAAAGAAAGAATATACTCCAGAAAATCTGGTATATGCGTTTATTAAGTATTTGGCTATGATAGATTATGATCTTCAGCCAATGCTAAGAGAACTATTCCCAGATTTAAACATCATTAAAGTTGATATAGATAATAAGGGTGTGCCGAACTTTAAAATGGTGACTATTATCGAAGCAAAAGATACCATTTTACAAGAATCGTTTGATTTGAGAAGTAAAGCGGCATTCAATAGAGTTAATGATAAACTAGGAATTCAATTATAATTGAGGCTTTATGACGACATTTGTGACTGGTGGTTTGGGATTTATTGGATCTAATTTTGTCCATGCTCACCTAAAAAAGCATCCTTCTGATACAGTTGTTATTATTGACAACTACTCGTACGCAGCAGATTCGAACAATATTCTTGGTCTTCATGAGGACTATCGTGTCATCGTGAAGCGTTGTGACATTCGCAATCTCCCTTTACTGGATCAAATTTATCACGATTATGAGCCAGACATTACCTTTCATTTTGCGGCTGAGTCTCATGTTGATAATTCTATTGCTGGTGATGACATTTTCCTCAGCACCAATATTGATGGCACTCACAACATTCTAAAATGTATTCGTAAGTTTGGTGGCAAACTCGTACATATCTCTACCGATGAAGTCTATGGATCACTCTCTCATGACGATCCACCATTCACCGAAAAGACTCCATACGATCCTCGCAATCCGTATTCTGCATCAAAGGCAGCAAGCGATCATTTAGTTCGCGCATATGTGAATACACATAAGATTGATGCAGTTGTGACTAATTGCTCAAATAACTACGGTCCGCGACAGCACAAAGAAAAGTTTATCCCAACAGTAATTCGTCATATCAAGAACAATACACCAATTCCTGTTTATGGTACAGGTCAAAATGTTCGTGACTGGATCTTTGTCGACGATCATTGCGAGGCATT